AGTTACCGGAGGGAGCGGGGTCGCCAAACAGCTGTCGAGCACATCGATCCGCTGCTCGGTGGCCATAATTCAGGCAACTCCCGGCAACGCAGACAACGTCAGAGTTGGCGGAAGCGACGTCAGCGCTAGCCAGGGATTACAGCTGGTAAAGCCTGGCACCGGTCAATATCCCGATAGGATAACGCTCTATCCGCAGGTTCCTGGTAACGCGATGGATCTGTCGGACATCTATATCTATGCATCGGATACGTCCGGTGTTGAAGTCCTATATCATGTGATGTAAAGGCAGATTCCTCAATGCTAGTAGGTAGCCTGATAGACAACGTTCTCAGGAGACTGAATGAGGCGTCCACGTCATCGCCGGTGCGGTGGTCGAGGACTGAGGTACTATATCACCTCGAGGAAGCCCTGATGGAATATGTTCTCGTCACCGGGGACGGAGTCGTGTCCGTGGACCTAGGGATAAACTCCTCGGACAATATATATGCCCTGCCGGACGGCCTCTCGATGCCGATAGCGGTACGGGACGGAGACAGGTATCTGATGAAATACAGCGTTGAGGATCTCGATAATATGCATGATTGGGAGTCGGACACCGCCACATCCCCGCGGCAAACCATTTGGTGCCCGATAGGCCTCAGCCACTTGCTGATTTACCCAAGGGCTAGCGATTCCAAGACGGTAACCATTGAGGGACTTGCGTCTTATCAGACAATGACCGAGAACTCCCAGATTCCCGCACGCAATGAGATGCTGACACCCCTGGAGGATTTCGTGGTAAATCGATGCATGTTCAAGGAGGGCGGCGCAGAGCTGGCTCAGTCGCAGCCGCTATACAACAGGTGGATTCAGGCGGCGCAGCATCTGGCCGGCAAGAATATAATTCG